TCTTATCGTCGTTTATATTTCCTAAAGGTTTTGAGCCCACAACACGTTTATACTGATTGATTAAACTTTGTTCAATCGCATAGATTTCTTTTTGAGGGTGGAATGTTTCAAAAGGGTAATTTGTTAGATTATAGATAATAATACTAAGACTATTTTTGTCGAGAGGTAAGCCGTATAATTTTTCAAAATCTTCTTCAATAATGCGCCAGTCAGAACCGCTGGAACATACTAGTCTTGATTTATCCCAACTTGCACTATGACCAATTTGTCTATAAAGACGATCACCGTAGTTTTTAGAATTATCGGCACTCATGCCAAATTTAATCACTAACCCTTTCCACATGATTTTATAAACATATTTGTCTATTTTGTGTGTTTTCATTACTCTACAGATTTCATATGCATCTGGAAGTTTAGACACATCGATTTGATGTTTGGGAATAATCCCCCAATCAATTTTCATTTTTTGTTTCTTTCGATAGTTCGTATTGTTTAAAAAGTCTAGTTACTTCTTCCATCTTTGGTTGGAATATATCAGGAGCACCTTCACTGGCACGTTCTAAATCCCAATAACTAGGATAATGACGCAAACACCAACGTGCCTGTTCTCTAATATGCTTAGGTATGCGAGGAGTTTTTTTAGGATCCATTAATTCACCAAGAAAGTTCTTAGTTTGAATTATTGATCTAAATCTTTCGTCTGGAAGTGTCATACTTCTTTTACCTGTGATTCTAGCTGGTCTAATTTGGATTCTTCCTCTTCAGTGAATTCATCACCATGTTCAGATTGTACAGTCTCTGTACCCACTTCGTCAAACAAAACGGCAAACTGTGCCGAAGCATTAATAGTTTTTTTACCAGTTGCACCTCTAGTGCCAATAATAGTAGTCCAATAACGACTGTATTCTTCAACTACAGCATCGGCTGTGGATCGATCTGGAGCACTAAAAATAGCTTCGACTATGTCTTTAAAAAATAATCTATCAAATTTTTCTTCAACAAGCATATTTGGACAAGAACCTAAGTCGTATTGACGATTGGCTTCTTGTACAGCATTGATATGATGCCAAACATTGTGCCCCATTTGGATGGCATAACTAAATGAATCCCAACTAGTCTTGCCTTCTTTGCCTATTTTATTTAGGTCACCTGGCTTATAGATACAAATATCTTTTATTTGGCACTGATCAATAATTGGGCTTGACTCGAAGTTTTTAAAGATTCCGTCTTGGATGACAGCGTCTTTGTAGAGTCTTGTGTCTGTGGCGTATTTTTTGTCATCAGCAGACGGCACCATTCGGTAGACCCATTTTGTTCTGTCTGCTGTTTCTGTTTGGATATAGATTTGTCCGTTTGCTGTTGCCAGAAACGGTGAGGCGCAGTCAAAAGATATGGTAAAGTTTGCATTATGATATTTCCTTACAGCACGTTGAATATCAGTGAGCAATACGGCCCACTCTAATTTGGATGTACCTAAAAAGTGCATCCAATCCTGTTTACCTTTTTCCAGTAGTCCGTCATAAATTAATGACACGAGACGTTTTAAAGTAAGGTGAATATCACACATATTCTGTCCGCCCATAGCCCATCCATTAAAATGTTCATTAGGATATTGCTTAGGATCACAGTATTTCTTCATACGTTGATACCAATCCTCTGCATCAGGATGGTTCTCACCTTGAAGAACGTTTAAGAACTTACAGTTACCATTACGATTGTTAATAAACCAGTCGTTATTAATATAAGTGCCCTGAACCGCTTCTGCGTAGGTAGTAATACCTGTGGCCTTTTGCCCCGCCGGAGATCTAGCTACCCATGCCGGGATATCTAGAATCATGCCATAGTCCATAAGTGTATCCATCCATGTTAACACTTGCGAACGCTTTTTTTGTGCTTTAGGACAGTTAGGATCTTTCCAGTCAGCTTCCCATACACCTTTACCGATCTGGAATCCGCCAGAATCTCCTAGTACCCAGCTAGTGGCACGATTGCGATTTCGGAACATGTCTTCGCTTTCATCTTGTTTGTTTAAATCAAGATTAGCGTGACCTGCAGAATACAAACACCAGTTATAATAAAATAGACCTTTGTCCGGCTCTAAGTAGTTGAGGCTTTCAACTCCATTCGTGAAACTTACAGGAATACGAGCAGGATCTACGTAATTTCCATAGCGTTGTTTTCCTATAAACGTAGCATAGAATCCTGACGTTGCCGGTAGAAACACAGCATAGTCATTTTGTGTCGCTGTTAAGTTTCTATTCATTATTTGCTTTGTGCTGGGAGTATGTAATCATATACAGCAAGACCGCTGTCGACTGTAATTTGCATAGCACCAGCATCGGCAATACGCATAGTTTTATCACCATCGAGGTTAAGAATACTCATAACCTGTGCAACAGGCCATGCCCATGTCTGTTTTAATTTAGTCTTAACATCTGTTTGAAACACAAAACTACCTGCATGTGTGCTTGCATCTCCAAAGAAGAATACTAGATTACTATCTTCTGTTTTAACTTGAAATACAGTTTCTTCTGTATGAGCCGCTGCCTGCAACTTTAATCTACCAACACTTGCAATACTTGGTTCAAATTCAATGTCCCAAGATGCACCTCGAAACTTAACAGTTTTAAGTTTTTCGTTAATAATCTCTTGATTCATAAAACGATAATCGTTTACAAAGTCTCCTGTAGAATTTTCAAAATGTAAATTAACCGGAACATCTGTACCATTACGTTGTTGCGTTACAACTTCAATTTTGGCATTGTCCTTGTATTCGGGATTTTTTAAGTGAAGACTTAACTTGTCTAAATTAGGCATGCCAAAAGTACCTTCAAATTCCGCAACCGGAGTATTTGTTTTGGCACTAATAATAACTGAACGGTCTTCAGCCATAGATTCAATTACAGTTTCTTGTTTTGAACCAGTAATTTTTACTAAGGGAATATTCCCTAAACTATGTGTGTGAGCTACGATGTCTTGTAAAATGTCTTTCATATTATTTTCCTTAAGGTAATGTTTATTATATTTAGGTTTTTAAGAAAAGTCAAATAAATTATTAAAAGTATTTGTCTGTTCGGTTGACCTGATGTCCCAATTAAGGACGCCAATTAAGTTTTCCAACTTATTATCAATGATAGTTGACTCCATCTCGTCATGATCAAATGGCAATTCCTTAAACCACTTTGGTAAACGAAGTTCATCAACTGGATAAGCCACTGATGTATAGCCTAGTGGATTATCTTTGAGCTTACAGACAATAACTTTAGCACCGTCTGTAATCTGCATACTGTATTTGTCGCCATTCATACGCTTTAGAGTATTCCAGTTAATACTAGCGCGAACGTGTCCGGGCATGTTGGTCTTACCTGCCTTGACTTCTTTGGCTTGATAATCTGTAATGTTGTTAGCACGTTTAGGTGATCCTTTCTCCCAACCTGGCCGCGCCTTAAATTTAGTTCTAAAATCTGTAATAAAATCTAAGACTTCTTGCTCAGTTGATCCGGTTAGCACTTTTTCAAGAACATCACTTAGGAAGTTCTGTATGAATTCCGGAGTATCTGACCGCTTAAGATCTAAGCCCATAGCTTTAATCTTACCAGGCCTGCCTTCGATATCTTGCCGTTTGCCTTCCTTATCATAATACAGAACAGCATAACGTTTCTTAGTAATAAACAAAGCCTTTGATCCGACAATCTCTCGACCTGCTTTAATAACCTCACCACGAGTCTTAGGACAATGGAAGGCATCTAACATAAATTGTGGGAATGTTTGATTAACTTCCTCTCCAATTTGATCATACAGATTAATGACTGTTTCTCTTGACCAAGGTAAATTACCAGAATCTATTTCTTTCTTTAGAGTCCTGTAAGCACTAAAGTAGCATGAGTCCGTATCACCGTAGATAATTGCTTTACCTACGTGGTTATATTCGCCCGTAATAATCTCATTTACTTTTGAAGCCATGTGTTTGGCAATCTGCCGACCAGTTAGTGTAGTTGATTGTCCGATACGTTTGTCAAAGAAACGACAACCAGGATTAAGAATAGCACCATACAAACTGTTTAAGTTAATCTTCTTAACCAACTGGCGTTTATCCCAATATTCTTCTTCGATCTTATTACCTGCGGCAATTGACTCTTTTAACTTAGCCTGCATTTCTTTACGTTCAGCATACCAACGTTTTAGCAGTCCGGGAATGATACCTTCTTTTTCGTAGGTAAAGATAGTGCCATTTGCACTAACCATAAATGGCTGGTGACTGTCAAAGATAAGTTTGTAAACTTCTGCGGCACTTAGTACATCTACGCCACCATCTTCCCAATCGATAGTTATTTCAGTACCGATTTTTTTAGTAATAACAGCTTCGTATTCTAATGTACCAAACATACCTTCCCATGCCGCCGCAAAGGATTTGCCCTTGGCCATTAATTCTTCAATATGTGCTTCTGTTGCTGTTGGACGTAGTTGTCCTACAATAGTTTCCGGACCCATATTCAATGCTCTAATAGCACTTGGATATAGGGAATTAATATCTAGTGAGCCTACCCAGTCTTGAATACCTTCTTTGGGATAGGCAACATACGCACCTGCGGCAGAGTTGTCTGCGTTCTCGTCACGCTTCTGTCTGTTAGGTACTTGGAAACCTCTGCGATGACATTCATTAATAATAGCCTGTTCTGTAACAGCTACGGCACCCATTGTAGTTTGCAGTAGTACAGTACATTCGTGTGCTAGTTTATTGCTAAGGTCAATAAATTTAAGTTTACTGTCTAGTTTATCAAGAAGTGCGCAGTCTTGTCTGTTATATCGAACAAACTCTTTAAAATCTTTATTGTATAACTGATCTAGCGTACCTTCGTATTGAACTTTTGTTTCTCCAAGTTCGTATTCCGCGATGGCATCCAATCGATAGGAATGTCTTTCTTCGTATGTGTACTTACGGTATAGTTCGAGCGAGTCGAGATGTACTCGTCCAACCAAGTCATAGGTTGTTGCTGTTTTACCGTACTTTTCATATTCTCTCTTTTTAGGATACTGGTCCCAAAGACAAAGTCTGCGTGTGTCATCTTTACTAAGCACCTTGGTAATACGGTTAATAGTATAGGGCATATCAAAGCCCTCTGAGTTCCACCCACTTAGAATATCAGCGTCTTGTATCAGATTTAAAAATGTATCTAATAAGTCAGCTTCGCTTTCAAAGATGTGCGTATTAGGGAATTCTTTAACAAGTTCTTCTGCCTGCTTTACACTCATACCCTTTGGAGGAATAGCAAGACAAACCATAGTGTTTAACCATTGTAAATGAACAGCGATCGCAGTAATCGGCATGAACGCATCGTCTGGCGATGCGTAACCGCGTTCTGGATCAAAGTCCACCTCAATATCCCAAAACGCTACATTTAGTTTTGGAGCATCCTGATTGAGATAGTGTTCACTAAGGCAAACAAAGATTGGATTAATGTCGGCTTCATACAATGCTTTGTGATTGTGTATAGCCATTTCCTTGCGGAAATCTTTGGAATTTTTACAGACTACACGAGTTAAGGGTTCACCGTAGATACTGGTAAATTTACCTTTTGCGTCTGGGTAGTAGAATGTGTAACGAACAGGAAAGTCTTTAAAGACTCTCTTTCCTTCTCCGTTACGCTCAACTACTTTAATGATATCAGCATCGCGCTGAAAGTAAGCGTCAACGTACAAATTTTTCTCCTATGCCATTTAGGGCTGACAAATACCAACTGTGCGGCTTATGGCCCGCAAACCTTCTTACATATTAATTAGCATCCTTACCAGACCTAGCGTATCGATCGTGGTAAGAAGAATGTAATTAGCCAACATACCAAAGGAACCACGACTATAAGCGCACCAAGCGTATATAGCACAACCTGTAATCCAAACTGGGTACAGGGCAAGAAGGGGTGGATTAGGCACGGTGACGGCCATAGTGATACTACAGCCAATAGATATAGCCCAAGCAACGACCTCAAGTAAAAAACGTAATTTATTACTTTTCCAATCTTCTTGTATCCAGTTAAATGTTCCATTTAGTAAGTCAATCATTAGTTACTATCCGGTAATCTTTTGGTTACTCCCAAAATCATTTCAATTTCGTTCCATTCGTTTTCGTGCTCTTTCCAGTTATCTTTGTGAGCAATAGTTATGGCTTTGTTAATAATGCTTGGTTTGATTTCCAATTCTTCAGCTACAGCCTTAACCGTTTCTTTGAGTCCTTCTTTTAAGTCCTCAATTTCTCGTAAAACGGTACTACCTTCGTTGATAAGGCGTTCTAATTTGGCTTTTTCTTCTGGTCCATACATGCGTGTACTCATTGACAATCCTCTAGTTTGAGTGTAAAATTATACTATACTTAGCACAGAAAGGTCAAGCCTTATGAAAAAATCTGCAATAATTAGTTTACTAATTTGTTCAAATTTTGCGTTTGCTCAGACATTTGAAAAATGGGACAATCCTTCTAGGACTATTCCTATTCAAAGTACAGAAGTTAAAGTAAAGGTCTTGGCATCTGAAAATGTAATGAAGGATTGTGATGCAGAAAGTCGTAGAAGAGGATTTAATGGATTTACAGTTGCTATGAATAGTTGTGCATTTTGGAACGGCGAAATGACTCAGTGTACTATCATTGTTCCGAAAAAGACCACTATGCATCTTTTAGGACACGAGATGTTACATTGTATAAAAGGTGATTGGCATCAATAAAAAACCGCCCCTGGGGCGGTTTTTTATTTGGCAATATAAATTTATTGCTGAGCTGATCCTGCTCCTTTAAAGAAATCACCGACAGCTGAAGCAGCTGAACTGATCCCTCTACCAACCATTCTAAAAGGTTCTTTTACAGCCGCACCAACTGTACCACCAATGGTTTGTGCTGTTGATTGGTTAGCCATAGCTGCCTGACCTGATAGTTCTTTGGCTTTATTTCCGATATCAGTTACTCTCTTGGTCATTTCTTTATCTGCATCAATAGCTTTCTTAGTTTCTTCGTCAGCCATTAACTCTTCCATTTGATTGATAAGATCGGCTAATTGCTTTACTTCTTCTGGTTTAAGTCCGCCTGCTGCTTTCTTAGCTGTAGCCAGTTTATCTAAATAATCACTTCCACCTTTAATAGCAGCAAGGGCCGCCATTACACCGCCGACTACTAGAGGCGCTACTTCGTCAACTTTTTCTTTATTCTCTTCTGGCTGATCGATTGATTCTAATTTATTAACTAACGCTCTATAACGTTCTGCCTCGCTCATATTACGGGTTTCTTCAAAATCTCTACGATCAGCGTTAGTTGCGCCTTGTTGTACTGGCGCTGTTGATGCCGGGCCTTTTGGCGCCCCCATGTTAGATCTAGCTTGTTGAATTTTCCCTTGCTGTGCTATTAATGCTTGGCTGGCAGCACCGTATTCTGGGTCTCCGGGATTAACTACTTTACCATTGTACGTAATAGGACCTTCTGGCTTGCCCATCTTCAAAGTTCCAGAAACACTGGTATTAGTAGTAGTTGTTGTAGTCTTACCACCAGCCGCTGGAGCTGCACCTGCTGGCGGCGGAGTACCTGCTGGTGCTTTCTTTTGCATTAAAGGATCGCTCATTTGTTGAGGACCCTTTGCCGCAGGACTTGCTGCCTGTCCTGCCGGAGCAGCTGCAGGAGCAGCTGCCTTTTTCAATATAGGTTCAATTTGTGATAGAATCTTAGACAATGGTGCCAGTTTAGGATTCTTAGATGCTCCCGCAGCCGCTGCAGGCTTAACATCCGGAAACTGTTTAGCAACATCAGGAAACTGTGCCATAGCGGCCGATGTCTTTGGACCCATTTTACCGTCGGCTGTAATCTGTGCACCGGCTTTAATAAGTGCATTTTGTAAGGCCATAACTTTTGGATCACCCCCTGCAGCAGGACTTGCTGCTTGACCGCCTCCTGGACTAGCTTGATAGTCTTTAATAGCAGTTTGAACTTCTGGAGGTAGCTTATCGATTCCTTGAGTTCTGACCATTTCAGGACCGATGACTCCTAGTTCTTTTTCTTCTTCTGGTGTTAGTACTTCATTTATAATGTTTGATTCAATTAGGCGTAGCTTATTAATAAAATAATCAGTGCTTTCTTTCGTTGGAGCCGCCGCCGGACTTGCTGCTTGACCACCTACGGCAGCAGACTTAGCAGCATCAGACGATGCAGATGCAGTTGCGCTTGCTGTTTGTTTTTTCTTGTTCATTAGATAAACAAAGCGATCCATCTTTTCTTGTGTAGTAGCATTAGGTCCAACAGGCTTACTTCCTTTTTCCCCTCCCGCCGCACCTGGAG